ACCGCTTACAACAGCAATCTGTGTAGGCATAACGTCAATCTGATCGCCAACAGTTAGATTGTTAGTGAATGTGATACTATTAGAAGCAATAGAGTATTCACCTAAGTCAACGAATACACCGTTCTTAAACAACATTGGCTTTACGTTACCAGTGTAGTGAATGAACTCGTTATCTTGGAATGATTGTCCAGCACCGTTAGCGGTTACTGAGATACTAACAGCGTTAGCACCACTCAATGTAATGCGATCAATCCAAGTGCCGTCGCCAGCAAGTAGTTGTGAAGTATTTCCACTCAAGTTTACACTAACAATGTTGCCATGTCCACTTAGAGCAGTAGAGATTAAGCCATTTACTTCTGTTGTGGTAGAGTAAGCAGATAGGTCTGTTGGTGGGATGTTAGCGATACTATCATCTACATAGGTAATCGTCGCTAAGTTAGCAACTGTATCGTTGAATGTAGTGATGCCTACCAAGTTAGCAACGGTATCGTTGAATACGTTTGAGTAGACCTTGTTGGCAAGACCATCTTCTAGTTCTTGCCATGATGCTGTATTAGCAATCACGTTTGCTAGGTCACTTTGGTATGTCGTGAACGTATCTGTTGTAACTAAGTTAGCGATAGTGTTGCCAGTGTCGCTTACGAATAGATCGTATGTAGTTGTATCAACTTTGTTTGCTAAGCCACTTGTGATAGTAGTAATGAATGATGCGTCATTGCCTAGAGCGTTTGCTAGTTCACTTAGCGTATCTAAAACTTCAGGAGCACCACCTAGAACGTTAGCAACAGCGTTTGAAACTGTTGTATCAACGTAGGAAATGGTCGCTAAGTTTGCGATAGTATTTGCTGTATCACCTTGATATGTCGTGAACGTATCTGTGGTAACTAGGTTAGCGATTGTATTTGCTGTGGTATCTACATAACTTTGGAAGTCGGTAGTTTCTACTTTGTTAGCAAGAGCATTAGCAGTAGAATCAGCAAGAGTTTGTAGATTAGCACTTGTTGCTAAGTTAGCAATCGTAGCATCTGTGATAACGGTGTAATCTTGAAATGTAGTGAACTCTACTTTGTTTGCAAGAGAGTTTACAATAGTTGTTGAGTAACTAGCGTCATTTGCTAGGGCGTTTGCTAGTTCGCTTAGAGTATTGAGAGCGTCTGGAGCACCATCAACTAGTGCGCTGATAGCATTGCCAACAACAAGGTCTAGCCCAACAACATTGGCGGCATCTACACTGTATGCCACATTAGCGATGTTTGCAGTCTCTGCTGATACACTTGATGGAACTTTTGAAGTCCATGATAAGTTTGCGTTGCCATCAGTTGTCAATACAAACTCGTTTGTACCACCTAGGATACGTAGATTTGCAATTGAACCCAAGTTGACGTTTGCGAATGCTGATAGATCACCAACAACTTCCATAGCACCGTTGATGTTGGCTGAGTTCATGTGCGCCAAACCACCAACCTCTAAGTTGCCTACAACACCAACAACACCATTTGTGCCATTACTTGTCACATATAAGATATTTGCTACGTTGTTTGCAGATACTTCAACTTTAGTTTGGTACGTAGCGACATTGCTACTACCATTTGAAATCTTAGTTTCGTCTAATGAGTAGAACTCCAACTTACCTGCTGTATTGCTGGCACGTAAGAATTGGTGTGGAGCACCGCCATCAACAGTAATGTCGCTGACATGTCCCAAATCAAACTTATCACCAGTGATATATTCACCGATAAAGTAATTTGCTCTTACAACGTTGCCCATGTTGCTGTTTGCATCATTGGACATTTGCAACCCAGTCTCACGAACTTGTAGAACGTTGGCGATACCTGCGATTGTAAAGTTTACCCAGTTGTTTGACTGAGCAATAACTGATGTGCCACCAGATACTAACTTGTATGGATCGCTGAAATTGATATTACCCAAACCATCAGTCATTAAGAATTGATCTGATGAACCACCTGTGATAGAAACGTTAGAAACAACGCCTAGAGACGTTTTACCAGTAGCGGTAAGGTTGGCAGTAGAGATTGCGTTAACAGTTGCTTTATTGGCTGTTAAATTACCTGTGGCATTGATATTACCAGTAACATCCACTGGAACATTGAATGTTGCTTTGGTTGTATTGAATCCAGCCACAGCAACGTTGGCTACTGTGATGTTTGCTGATAAGATTTTCGCATCAACGTGTGTACCACTATTGGCGATTGTTGAAACAGTTAATTGACCAAATGACAGGTTGCCTTGACCATCAGTCAATACAACATCATTCTGGTGTCCACCAGTTAGTTTAAGATTGGCGATTGGACCTAGGTTGGTTTTACCAGACACAACTAGTGAAGTTAGATTACCTACAGAAGTAATGTTTGGTTGTGCTGATTCACGAACAGTATCAGCAACACCAGAAACGATAGATGTTGCGACAGAGCCAACAACAGCGTTGGCTGAAATGTTTGTGATACGTGAACCATCACCTGATAGGTAGTCACCAGAAATGTTTCCATAGAATTCACGAGCAACAATGCCTCCTTGTAGAAGCATACCACCTTGAACAACAAAGTCAGTTCCATCCGCTGATAAGCGAACACCATTCAAGTCGATAGTTGAATTTGATAGGTAGATATCACGCCAGCGTTGTGTAGGCGATCCTAGGTCATATGTAATGTTTGCTGTTGGTAGGATGTTACCTGTTACTTCAAGACCAGTAGGACTGGCTTGGGAAATAATTACACCATTAACAGTAGTATCTACCGCATCATTTGATGCTGATACTCCAGTTAGGGAACCGATAGCATTGACTGGTCCCCAACCAACGTTGCCGCCACCAGTGTTTATTAGGTATTCTCCTTGAGAACCACCTGATACTTGTAGGTTTGTTACTTTTAGTTGGTTATTGGTAGCGTCATATGTAGCAGTTGCTACTGTACCAAAACGCTGACCGTCTTTATTGAACTGTAGTTCTCCAATATTGCCAGTTGGAGTTCCACCAGACAGTGGTCCTCTGTTGATAGCAACTTTGATGTTAGCGCCTTGTTCTAAATTAATTTGTGGCATCTATTTTCCTTTAAATTGAGAATCCATCACTGCGGATGATGAACATTAGAAGAATCTTCTTCTTTAGTGGTGGGATGTAATCAGGGTCGTATATAGACAACCCAACTTGAGGTAGTTGAAGTTGTAGGTAACCTGTATATACTGGAGGTGTTTCTGAATCGACGACTGATGTATCTGTGAACAAAGTATCGTCAATAACAAAACGAACTTTGCCGTTGGTTCTGTCGTAGAAATTAATAGATGCTGATAGGTCAATCTCTGTCGCCAATGGGTCTGGTGTCATACCAGTGATATCTAAACCGTTTCTGGTCTCTTCAATACCAGTAATATTGCGTTTGATGACTTTGGATTCACCTAACCAGTTTGTTAAGTCTAGTGGTAATCCTGTGGCATCATCGGTGATGGTGATATCCCAGTATTGGTTTGTTCCGTATAGTAGTTCTTCTGCGATTACAGAATCTGAGAACCCACCTATTTTGGAAATCGTCTGCTTTGTAAATCTAGCCATGTCTGTCCTTTGAATATGAAGGCGCACGGCTGTAGGTGCTGGTTAGGCAACAACAAAGCGGAGTGCGCTCGACGCTTTAATGTATTTATCTATTATGTCGAAATAGTCACATAAGAGCCATTGATTGAAATTTTAGGGAATTTTGAGTTTCTGGAAGCTACCCATGTGGTATTTGCGTTGGTAGAGAAAATATTCGGTTGGGATGAAACTAGATTGAATTGCATTTTGGATATATCTTGGTTAAATGATGTTGCCTTATAAAACATCCAATCAATATTATTCCATGTACCGTATTTACCAACATTACTGACATTCCAATTACCAATAGGTTGGTTAAATGAAGTTGCACTACTAAACATACCCTTCATATTAATTACATTACTGACGTTCCAATTCCCTATTGGTTGGTTAAATGAAGATGTATCATTAAACATATATGACATATCAGTTACTTTACTGACATTCCAATTCCCTATTGGTTGGTTAAATGAAGTTGCACTAGTAAACATATTTGTCATATTAGTTACATTACTGACATTCCAATTACCAATAGGTTGGTTAAATGAAGTTGCACTAGTAAACATATTTGACATATCAGTTACTTTACTGACATTCCAAGATGAAATATTCTGGTCGAATAAAGAACAACCATCAAACATTAAACTCATATCATCTACTATAGCAACATTCCAATTACCAATAGGTTGGTTAAATTTAGTTGAATTCCTAAACATACCCTTCATAGTACGTACTTTACCGACATTCCAATTACCAATAGGTTGGTTAAATTGGGTCGCACTTTGGAACATATATTGCATGTCATATGTGTTACCACCGACATTCCAATTCCCTATTTGTTGGTTAAATGAAGTTGCACTATTAAACATACCCCTCATAATAGTTACATTACTGACGTTCCAATTCCCTATTGGTTGGTTAAATGAAGATGTATTACTAAACATATATGGCATATATTGCACGTTGCTAACATTCCAATTACCAATAGGTTGGTTAAATTTGGTCGCACCTTCAAACATACCTTCCATAGTAAATACATTACCGACATTCCAATTACCAATAGGTTGGTTAAATTGGGTCGCACTTTGGAACATACCTCCCATATTAATTACATTACCGACATTCCAATTACCAATAGGTTGGTTAAATTGGGTCGCACTGCGGAACATAAATAACATATCAGTTACTTTACCAACATTCCAATTACCAATAGGTTGGTTAAATTGTGTCGCATTATGGAACATATATGTCATGTCATATGTGTTACCGACATTCCAATTACCAATAGGTTGGTTAAATGAAGTTGCACTAGTAAACATATTTGACATATTAGTTACATTACTGACATTCCAATTACCAATAGGTTGGTTAAATGAAGTTGCACTAGTAAACATATTTGACATATTAGTTACATTACTGACATTCCAATTACCAATAGGTTGGTTAAATTGGGTCGCACCTTCAAACATACACCTCATATTAGTTACATTACTGACATTCCAATTACCGATATCATTAAATGCAGTATCACTCAGATTAATTTCCAAAAACATCCAACCCATATTAGTTATTTCTGTTTTTGAATATATTCCATTATACGGAACAAAAGTATAATCGTATTTGTAGTTGTTTCTCCAAAATTTACTAGTAGGATCAGTACCGCAATTCGAAAGAGGGTAAAATGATTTATACACCCATAATGGTTTTTCATTATCTACCCATGATGCGGTACACGAAAAATCAAAATTGTTAGGCTTAACTTTAATAAGTGGAACATTCCACTTACTGATATCTTGATCGAATACCAAACACTTATAAAACATGCCATTCATCGATGAAACTTTACTGACATCCCAAGATGCTAATGGCTGGTTAAACAATGAACATCCACTAAACATTCCACTCATACTTGTGGCAGACGATACGTTCCATGAATTTAATGGTTGATTAAATTTTACACAGTTAAAAAAACAATCAGCAAAATTAACTACATTACTAACATTCCAAGATGAAATATTCTTGTCGAATAAAGAACAACCACTAAACATAGCATTCATATTAGTAACAGAAGAAGTATTGAATCCACTAATATCAGAATTGAATTTAGAACATCCTTTAAACATACTTGACATGTCGATTACTTTAGATGTATCCCAAGCAGTTAATGGCTGGTTAAAATTAGAACATCCACTAAACATATTTGCCATACTTGTAGTCTTTGATACATCCCAAGTAGAGATATCAGGATCATTAAAAGAAGAACTATTTACAAACATTGAAGACATATTTGTTATAGGTTGCTGTGATACGATACCTATACCAGATACAAAACTTGCTGTTGGGTTGTTTTGCTTAAACACGGTGCTAGTAGGGTCTGCTAATGTGTTTGTCAATGGATACACAAATGACCCAATACCACCAACACGTTGGTTTGCATCACTAACAACAGTTGCGTTTAATGTTGAAAAAAAGCTCATCTAATACCTCGGATTACTTATATGCGCCAGCACTACCAAGAACGATTGTGGTAGTTGAATTTACCTTAATGATGTTCAATGAACAGACAATATATGAACTGGCAGTTGCGAAATATGATGGTGAAAAACCACCACTCCAATTAACAGTCTTTACAACACCATCAACACTAAATGTTGATGGTGCATAAGCAGTAGAGTCCATACGTAAAATAACTGTTACTGTTGTTGTTTCTCCATCAAGCATCAAGCTAGACAGTGTTGTACTGGCATTACCACGAATGTTAATAGTAGGTGGTGTAGTGGCGCTTGACTGAACTAATAAGATACTGCTTGATAGTGCGTCTATATTGTATGATGCCGCAACAGAACCAACGTTTACTTTTTCGGTAGTAAACTTCAACGCTTTTAATGTGTCTGTAACGGTGTTTGTTGTTGTAACATTACCGACAGATAATGTGTTTGATGTCTTATCGAATGTAAATCCAGCAGATGCTCCCAATACACCAACATCATTAAATTGAACTTGAGTGTTGCTACCAGCAACAGCCACGGTACTTCCGCCACCAGAAACAGTACCCCAAGCACCATTTCCTAGCAACACTTTTGTGCCATCACCGTTAAGGTTTAGTGCAGAGATGTTGCCGATACCTAATGAGGTCTTCAATGCGGTAGTGGTAGGTGTAGTCAACGTCAAACTACCAGAACCACTAACTGTTCCGCTTAAAGAGAAACCAAGACCACTACCAGTACCTGAAACAGAGGTAACTGTACCTCCACCAGTTGAGGATACTGGAGTCCACTGTCCATCGCCACGTAAAAATACTGATGTTGCGCTTGATGATGCTAAATTGAGCACAGCGATATTACCAACCGTTGTTGCTGAAGGTAGTGTTTGCCAAGTACCATCACCACGTAGATATTGTGTTGTTAATCCAGTTGGGTTAAGGTTGGCGATAGTGCCAAGATTTAGTGATGAGCGTAATGAGTCTGCGGTAGGTGTAGACAGCGTAATAGAACCAGAAGAGGTTACTGTTCCACCAAGAGAAAACCCAAGACCACTACCAGCACCAGTTACGGAAGTAACTGTTCCGCTACTAGATGAAATAGCAGTCCAAGTACCATCACCACGCAAGAACTGTGTAGTAGAGCCGTTTAAGTTAGGTACATTAGCACCAGTAGAAATAGTTGTCCAAGTACCATCGCCACGTAGATATTGCGTTGTGGAACCGTTTAAAGACAAGTCTGAAACGTTGGCAATACCTAATGATGTTCTAAGTGATGTGGCTGATGGTGTTGTAAGAGTTAAACTACCAGATGAAGTAACTGTGCCACCAAGAGAGAAACCAAGACCACTACCTGTACCTGAAACAGAAGTAACACCAGTTGCTGATGTTGCTACCGTAGACCAACTCAACACACCACTACCGTTTGTGGATAGTACTTGTCCAGAAGTACCACCAGCAATACTTAGGTTTGCGATATTGGAATAGGTTGATCTACCAGTAACTGTTAGGTTAGGTACTCTCAAGCCTGTAATGTTTAATCTTGATGTGTCGGTTTCTGCTACTTGGTAAAACAGACCGTTGACTTGTAATTGTTGTTGTGTTGGCATTTAATTATTCCTTGATTACCATGTGCTGAGTGCTGAGCGCATCCATGTGTTTGTTGCAACACATACATAAATGAATTGGGTGTCATATCTTATTTCACCTGTTGTTCCAGTAGCTGTTGCGCTTGCTGGAGTATTTGGTGTATTTACTCTCAAAGCTGGAACGTCCAATAAGCCAGCATTAGAAAACTTCAACTCAACAACGGCATTTGTTGTGGCATTTGTGACGCCCAAAGTGTAGTCTGTAGAGAAGTAACTATTAGCACCAGTTGGTAAAGCAGTAACTCTCCAACGTTGATAACCAGTATCTTTGTATCCAGATGCTGAGTTCATATCAACCACAACGCCATTACCAGTATAACCTGCATTCAAATGCGCAAAAGCATAATCGCCAACCTGTAATGGATATGTTTTTGTTGTAGAGGTTAGATATGTTCCGTCTTGCTGTTTCTCTAATGTACTGAACCCACGTGCCTTAGTTGTCTTGTAGTCTGGGATTTGTGTTGTAGCCGCTAAGTTGTTGGCGTGTGAGAACACACTTTGATAATGTCTTCCTGTATGAGCAAACAATTGAACAGCTGTAGTATTACCATTAACTGAACCAAATGATACTGATTCTGTGCGGTTCTCAACAGTCTCTGTTCCATTGTTTGATCTAGAACCAACTCTAATAGACATATCACCACTTTGAATGACAGTGTTTGCACTGTCGTTAGGAGAATTCACAGCAAACCCAATAGCACCTGTTTGAACATAGTTGGCTTTTGCGTTAGAGTAGTTTTGGAAAATAATTGCACCAAGCGGACCAGCGTTGGCGATAGGGGTAGGGTTTGTTAAGTTGCCGCCACTTCTGTTGATTACGATATCTCGTTGTGTGCCGTTTACTGTTGTTGAGTCGATAGATGAGATTGTTAAACCAGCATTAGAACCTGTATAACGCTTTAAACTAATACCATCAGTAAAGGTCATGAATGCGTTTGAACTCAATACACCATTAGCATTGAATTGAATCTCACTAGTATTACCAGCGGCATTATCTACCGCAATATTAGCCCATGTGCCATTTCCATTCAACCATTGAGTTGAATTATTGCTGAACGACTTAACGGCGACATTACCAAGAGTTTTAGCACTACCATCTACAGTTACAGTTGCGGCAACCGTAGCGTTTGCGACGGAACCAGTGACGTTAGCGCCATCAACAGAGAAAGCAACAGTTGCAAAGTTTGCTAAATTGGCGTTACCAACGTTCTGTGATAGGTTTGCTAGTGTGTTATTTGTATCTGTTACGAATGTATTGTAGACACTTGATTCAACCTTATTACCAAGCCCGTTGGACAGTTGTGTTGATGTAGCTAAATTAGCAATTACATTAGCTGTTCCATCTACATAAGCGGTATATGTAGAAGTAGATACCTTATTTGCTAAAGCATTAGTGACAGTAGATGCAAATGATGCGTCGTTGTCTAATGAATCTGCTAGTTCTTTTAATGTGTTTAATGCACTTGGTGCCGCACCAACAACAGATTGAATAGCTGTGTTGATTGTTGTGTCTAAACCCACAACGTTTGATGAGTCTACAGAGAACGCTTCCAATGCTGTTGCAACATTACCAATTACATTCGCACCTTCTACGCCAAGTGCAACTTCTGCTACTGAGACGTTACCAATAACGTTTGCTCCATCTACTCTGAATGCTTCTAATGCTGTTGAGACGTTACCAATAACATTTGCACCATCAACAGCATATGCTAGTGTGGCAGTAGAAACGTTGCCTACAATATTTGCACCAGTGATTGAAGATAAGGCACTACCATTACCACTGACATAATTCGCAACAACGTTGCCGATAGTCAATGTGTCGTTTTGCGCTGTGACAATATCTGAGCCATCGATGCTCATGCCACCACCAGTTGGTGCGCTTAGAGTTGTATCTCCAAGGACGATAGAGTTGTTACTTAAATATAAGTCACGGAATCTGCGTGTAGGTGAGCCAAGATCATAAACAATGTTTGCGGATGGTAGAACATGATTAAACACTTCAATACCAGCGGCATCTACTGCCATAGCTGTGGTTCCAGCGACCTTTGTTTCTACACGACCAGTAGCCAGTGTGGATACTGATGTGGTTGAATTTGAAATGAAAGCACCACCAGGAATATTGGTTAGGTTTGAACCGTCGCCTTTAAAGTATGTTGCAGTTGCTGTGCCTGTGATATTGGCTGATGTGCCTCTAATATTTGTACCAGTAACGTTTCCAGAAGTAACACTAGTAACAACAATATCACCAATGATACTTGCAGTTGATGTTGCAATAGTCATTGGTAAGATGTCGATTTGTTGTTCGTTGCCCATCCAACCATTAAATGTCAATGTTGTGCCGCTTAATGTCCAACTATCTTTATCTGTTAGAACACCGCTTACAAAGATGTTCATTTTAGTTGAATCATTGTCGTAATAGGCAAATTGTGGATTTGTGAATGTTGGGTTTAGAGTAGCTGCGGATGGACCAACCAACTCAATTCGAGGAATATTTACATAACCCGGAACAGTATCGAATGATAGGTTGCCTTGTCCATCAGTAATCAAGAACTGACCATTTGCTCCACCAGTCAACTTTAGGTTTGAAGAACTGATTGTTAGGTTGGTGCCATCTGTACTTGCACCAGTAATAGCGCCTAGTTGACCAGCATTGTTGTATTGAATTTGACCAGTAGTACCAGCAACGTTTGCTGTACCGCCGCCAGAACCACCCTGACCCCATGTACCATCGCCACGAAGGACGTTAGAAACGTTGCCGTCAAGGTTCAAAACACCAACGGTGCCTGTTACTGCTCCACCTGTTGTGCCTTCGATAAAGAAGTTTGCTGTGATTTCTTGTGTTGTTAGATCGATTGAAAATGTACTCATTGTTTATCCTTAATTACCGTAGCGAACAATCAATCCAAGCATCAACTTACGGATACTTGAGAAACCAGCAACTGAGGATGGATATGTACAGGTGATTGTGATGATGTTTACAAGGGTATTTGCGTCGTCTGGTGTGATCAATGTTGATGGATTAGGTGTTGCCGCCGCTGGAATTTTTAATGTGCCAACTCCACTTGCTGGAATGATATCCACAACTTCCAAACCCGGAATTGTTCGTGATGCCACCACTTTTGTAATGTTGGTTACTGATGACAATGTGTCTCCAGAATATGCAAAAGTCGCACTCATTACCTCGCTGGTAACGTTGAAAGTCCAACTTGTTAAATCCTGTGGAACAGGAGTGCTTGCATTGTTGTTAATTGTGAACGGAATAACATATTGTTCACCTTGGCGGGTTTCAAGGAAGTCGATCTTATCGCCACCCTGAAGCCAATTACCGAAATCGCTTAATCTTAAAGACATTTAATCACCTCTTTCTATTTATCGTTTATACTCAACCGCACTGATTACAGGATTGTCTGCGTAAACAGTCTTTTTATTCAGGTTACCCACAATCAGGTAATAAATTAGGTCGTCACTCTTTACATAATCAGTATCATATACAGTTGAGGACAATGTTTGTCCGTTTACCAGTCTATTCTGGACTGGAACAACTGTTGATGTTCTAACATCTGGATTACTTCCTTTGTACCAAATTCTTTCCAGCGTGGTGTTTTCTGAGGGTGGTATGTTAAGTGTAATTGCGAACAATATTGTTGTATCAACGCTATTGATTACAATCCCATCCCCAGCGGCATTAAATCTACCGTTGGTTGGGCACCAATCAACACTATACAAGTTTCTAGTAGTCAATGTTGGTTGAATTAGCGTCCATGTAATAGCATCAGTAGAAGTAACAATAGTGCCACCAGCACCTACCGCAACCCATTTCCCATTACCATATCTGACGCCGTATAGGTGTGAGTATTGTTGAACTCCTGTACCATCTACAAATTCACGTCTTGTCCATGTTTGACCGTCATCTAGACTTGAAATGATGGTTCCCTTTTCTCCAACAGCTACCCATACACTTGTTGTGCTTTGATTAGAGTTGTCTCCAGCGACACAATATAAGTGGCTTACAAGAGTAGAACCATCAAAATCCAACACATCTCTACCAGTCCATGATGCTGTGGAAGTGCCAGTTCTTGTACTTCTAAGAATAGTTGAGAAGCCACCAACAATCAAACCAGTATAGGTTGATCCATTATTAAAATATATTGATGTAAGTGGTTGTAGAGTTCCGTTAGTAGTCTCTTTAGTCCAGTTAGATGTTGTATTGCTAGGTGTATCTGGGTTTGCTGTGGATGAGGTTGTTTTTTTGTACACTTCTCCGTTGCTTGCAACGGCAAAGATACAATTTTTACCAACGCCGCCACCACTTGCTCCACCAGAACCCGGACCAATAGTCACGTCATTAAATGAGTGGGAAATATTTGCGGTATCTGTAGTAAAAATACTAGCACCAGAAGTAGTGCCGCTATTGTTGATTGCGGCAGATGTGGTACCAGTAGACGATGGCGTAGACCATGAGCGGTTTGCCCCAGAACATAATGAAATCGTATTGCCATAGAATGATGAAAAATCACCAACTACAAGGGTCTGATAATATAAGTTGCCTGACAATAATGATGCGTAATACGGAATTTGCCCTTCCCATGTGTGTACAGAGCTTGTTGTATATGATTGATTCCACGTCTGCCCACCATCATCACTTTTATAATCTGCTCCATTAGTACCAACACATTGTACTGAATGTAAAGATGAGTTTGTAGAATCAGTGAAGTCATATGAGTGACGGACACTTAAAAACTTAGTTGTGTGGACTTCTGATGAAGTTTGTTTCCATACTTCCACGCAGTTATATTCAGAGTTTGCTTCGGCATAAACACCAACAGAAAAGTCGATACGGATACTACCCGGATTCGCTGTAGTCATACACAACACACCACCAGATGGAACGATACCACGAGTTCCTGTTGGCCAGTTAGGGTTGTCTACGAATGCGACTGGCAGGTTATTTTTCTTGATTGCTCCTGAAGCATCACCAATAGTTGAATCCGTTGTTACTGGTGCCCAAATAATTTCAGCGGGATCACTGAACTCACTCTTACGGGTGGTTCCAATAGCTCTTGTTCTCCAGTATAAAGTACCTTCAGGTAATCCACTGACAAATTCTTTTTCATATACCTCAGCACCCTGCGCACTTATTGGATATTGGTTACCAGCACTGTTGTATTCTGTATTGTATAAAATGTAATTGTTATTGGTGATCTCTTGAGTTGGACCATACCAAAATTCCATACCAACAGTAATACCACTTCTTGGAATTTCACTCTGAACTACAAACGATGGTGGGTTTGCGCTTGGCTTTATGTCTGCTCCCGGAAATGTAGGTGTTCCGGGTTTTGCCAACAATCTTGGGTCAAGTACCACGCCGCCACTTGGTGGTTCGAATTCAGTAATGTTTCGATCATCGTATACTGCCTCTGCGTATTCCATTAAGCTTAAGTTGACCGTTAGATCGCCATTGTCTGCTCTATTCTCAGTGACTTGTGTTACACGGAATAGTTTGTTGTCCCCCCAACCATTTAAGTTGTTGCCATATGGTTTATAAGTTAATGTGACAACATCACCAGCATCAATCTGGATAGCAGAGTAATCAGCAGTTAGTTGAACAATATAATCCGCACGACACTGTTCTAGTTTACGGTTACTCAAGTATTGAGCACGAACACTATCATTTACAAACTTGTAGGTAATAGATAGTTTGTTGACTGGTTCGTTGATACTCTTTAAGTTTTCTGGAGTAGATGCGTAGGCATAGTTCATGCGACCACGGTTAGCACCATCACTATACCCACTTTCAACTTCATTCGGAGTTGAGTTCAAGTCTAGTGGAATAATGTTTACACCACCAATTATGTTTGTATCATCTAAACTAAACAAATCATTATATGTTTGGATGTTTGGATATTGTAGTACGCTCTTGTTGGCGATGACAGCCCACTGCCCACGAGCCTCATTGAATTGGATATAAGCATCACAACTGTCTGCCATTGCCATTAAGTTGCTCATAACAGTCTGTGTTGTATCTACTACACCATTAAAACGATATCGTGGTTGGCTAGTACTACCACCACCGAACTGCGTGAAGTTGATCAGTACATCACTGTAGCTATCTAAATCAGCAAAACTCTGAGCGTATACTCGGTCGGCGTCTAATCCAGCACCATAACGATCATTTGTTAGGTAGTCAATCATAGCGGCACCCGGGCGATACCCACCTGTAACACCAGTCTGCTCAACGTTGATTTGTGCTAGTAGAGCACCTAAGCCAGTCATGTTGTCGTCAGTTGAGTAAACACACTTAACAATATAGAATACAGTGCCAGTCATTGCTTGTGTTCCTGTCCAACGAGCATCAGCTGGGATCGCTGTATCTTGTAATCTAGTGATAGCAGATACAGTTGATGTTAGACCATTTAATAGTAATGGAGTTGAACTACCGCTGTATGGGTAAATCCATAAATTGCCATCTACCTTACCATCTTCTTGCCCAGCGTTGTTTGTTAGTTTAGTAACACGACCATATTCACTGCTTGAGAATGTAATCTTTTGTTCATTCCAATACATATCACCGAACGTAACTGATGCTTCGCCACTATCAGGTGCCTCACATACAGAGATAACATACCACATTGTTTGGTTGTCTGTTGAAATCTTGGCATCAGTTAAGAACCCAGATAAGAAAGCACTGCCGTACACGATTGGTAATTTATTGGTAGTTGAGAACGGTAGAACTTGACTGCTACCTTGTTGATTTGTAGATGCTCCATCTGTTGGTGATTTACTGTCTTTGGCAGTAATAGCATTAAGCACATTACTCACCATCATAGTGCCCAACATTCGTAGTCCGAGTGCGGGCGCATAGATTGCAAGACCGACAGCCGCAATAGCAGTTACTGGATTACTAATGATTGCTTTGATTGTGCCTGTTACGGCATTCCACGCTTTTGATAACCATCCCATATCTTACACCTTTTTACCAAAGTCAAATTGAACACCAATCAAACTTGGTATTTTGTCCATTGATGTGTCACTAGGAGCATATTGCTTCCAACTCTCAGAGTTTGTTTTACGACCGCTGTATAATCGCTCAAGTGAATATTTTGTAGCACTACAATTTAGCACTAGGTTGATCGTATTCTCAGTTGCTTGATATGTTTCATCAGTTGTGTAACTTGTAACAATACCAGTAAATCTCAAATAAAGATTTGTTAAATTATATTGCTCATCATAGAAGCCACGATATATTGTAATTTCACTGCCTTTAGTAGAGCGATCAACAACTCTCCACACTTCATCAGGGTCTACACCCATTAAGATGACGGAAGTATCAAATCCACTTACTGATATATCTCGTTGTTGACTGCCAACTGATAGTAAGCCACCAACTGCTTCAAACACAACCTGTTGTCCCTCTATAGTCCATGTTTCGTCTTTATATGCTGATGAGAATGTATATGTTGTTGCAGTATCTGTTGCGTTGTCGTATTTTACCCAACGAACAAATTCAGCTGTGCGGATACTTTGATCTCCGCCGCTGACTTCAGGTATTAGTGTGCTCATTTATTAGTTGCCTTAAATTATTAATAACTTGTATCAGTATATTCTACAAGTTTGAAAGAGTCGGTAAACTCTACGATACCATTATTTATCAATGACCCATTTTCATAGGTTGTAGCGCCGGGAATTATCTTATATGCTGGCATATTTGTACACAACATCATCCATCTACAACGAGCCCCAATATTTACTGTGTTGTTGTCCGCTCCTACTAAGAAGTTTGGTCTATGGGTTGTTAGTGTGATTGTTGATGCGCTTCCACGCAAAACATTACTAACTACTGAGAATGGTGAGTAGTAAGTGCCAATCTGGATGATATCACCAGCACCAAACATCAAACTACTTTCTGTGATAATAGTACCATCAACTGTTGGTAAGTTTGTCAAAACCAGCTGGTTGCCAGTAAATGATTGAACGGTAATAGCGTTCTGTTGTTGTTCGCTCATTACTCCCTGATAACGGAACATCCAACTTAACTTACTATTGTTGGAAAACGTAATCACTTCTGATGTTCTTCTATCTAAGTAATCAAGTTGTTCAATGATGGCTCTACCCTTATAGTATGGTAATCCACCACCATGATGAACAGTAAACTTCCATGGATTGCGTGTTGGTGTTTCGGCAGTTTTGTAAATCTCTGCTCGTGTTGATTGAACACCAATAATTCTGCGGCGATCAATCTCAATACTATCACACGAATCAATAATTGCTTGTAAGCTCATTTGTTTATCCTCTCATTGGCACTTCACGACGTGCCGATTCAACAACACCAAATAGTGTTTTCTTATTTTCTGAAAATAGTTGGGCGACTGATTTAGCATCCATGGCACTAACCGTGTTGGTGATGTAATTGTTGTAATTGTTAACAATTGTTTGACCGCCTCCACCACCTAATTGATTGTTAGGAATAACAGTGCCAGCCGAACGAGGCACAAACAATTCAGGACCGTTTTCACCAACGATAGAGGCTTTGCCCATTGGAGGCTGACCACCGTCGGCAAAGAAGCCACCAAAGAAGCTGCTGATAGCACCACCAATACCGCCACTTGATGAAGCACCACCTATCATTTTCCATAGTTCCATTGCTTGTGCTTTCATCTCAATTTTGATTAAGTCACGAATGATTGAACTAGCCATATCACTGAATGAGAACTTGCCAGTATCAACAAAACGGTCGATAGCACTTTCCATACCACGAGTAACCGCATTGAAAGCATCTCCAGCTTTCTTAGCGGCATTTGTAGCACTATTAGCATAGTTGTTGAACGCCTGTGTCCACGCTGGACCAAACTCACTAGATTTTTGCTGCAATTCTTCGGTTTTTGCGATTAGTTCAGTCATTGACTCTATTGCCGCATCACTGTATTTCTTCATTTCATCAGCGGTTAGATTTCTACCTAATCTGATTTCTTCTAAGCGAATAGCTTGACGAGTAGTTTCTTCGAAACCTCGGCGAATATCATCAATTTGCTTTTGTATATCACTCATACCAAGCTGATTGATCTGTTTTGTGATATCTGCCATCTTAGAAAGAGTATCAGTTGTTTGTTGAATGCCAAATTGTCTAGCATTTTCAGCAATTACCAACTGTTGCTCTGTATCTAATAATGATTTTACGTTAGCAATCTGTTTGGCGTTTTCAGCAGTGATTTGTTTCTTAGTTTCTAAGTAAACAGCGTTGAAAGCATTTAATTTCTTTTGCTCTTCACTATCGCCGATAGATTTAGCATCAAACCCAGATTCCTTTAGAACATTAACTGCGTTTTGTAACTCAATGCGCTTTTTCTCAAGCTCATTTAGTTTTTCTAATCCATTTTGCTCAGTAGCAAACAACTGCTCTTTGATACGCTTTTGTGCCTCTGCTGTGCCGATTAGTGAGTTCTCAAAGTCCAACTTTTTAAATGCCAAGTCATTAGCATGTTTATAATCGTTTAGAGTAACAGATAGTTCATTACGTTGCTTGGCAATCAAACTAAGTGTTTCACGGTCAAGAGCAGTTTTCTTTTCTACTTCTTTGTTTAGCTCCTGATACATTTGTAGATGTAACTTAGCATCGCCTCTACCACTGAATACAGGCTCCTTCTTAGAAGCGCCGAAGAAATTCTTTACTGCCTCGGTAGCAGCATCTATAATACTAACATCAAATGCGGCTTTTATGCCTAAATCTAGTAATTGAATACCAGCAACAACTGCACCAATAAAGGGCAACATTTTCAATATTCCAGCGCCAATAGCAACTAGTACTGGGCCAGCGCCAGCGTATAATAAAGCAAATGCTCCTCCAATTACTCCAATCGCTAAAGCAATTTTCCTAAAAGAAGATGTTAATTCACTTGCGGTATCCGACATGCCAAAAATTGATGCCATAAACTTATCTGACATATCAGATATACCAGATATAGCAGAAGCAATGCCACCAATAATTGCTCCAAAGAAAAACTTTGTACCTGCTGATAGCCCTGATATAATAGACCCTAGATTCTTTACTGCTCCCACTGCCATATCTAATCCAAGCTTAGCTCTTAAAGCATATCCAGCAATAATACCAAATGCAGAAGCCAACACTCCAAGAGATTTAGCTAATCCAGCAACAACTGCTATTTGAGCGCCAATATTGATCAGCGCATCAGCTACTTGCGCAACTTTCTTAGGGTCCATACTAGAAATAGCGTTTGCTAATCCTAGAATGCCATCAGAGAATTTCTTAGAATAGCCACCAGCCTCATCAACTTTACCAACCATAGAAGTAATACTATTTTGTAGTACGGTCATTGATTGAGCAACGGTCATGTTTGTTTTGCCAAAAGATGCGTCAACGCTTTCTTTAGCTTTCAACATAGCGTTTGCTAAGTCTCTACTTGTAATTAAGCCTTGACTGCCTAAACGCTTTAATGAGCCAATAGGAGTGTTCAATTCGTTGGCAAGTGCTCTAGCAACATCAGGCATACTTTCAAGCATACTGCGAAGCTCATCACCCTGAACAACACCACTTTGTAATGCTTGTGAGAATTGAACCATTGTGCCACTTGCTTCTGCGGTTGTTAGACCAGCAGCGGAAATAGCTTTGCCCATTGTTTCTGTAATTTGTGCTACTTGAGCACTACTGATGCCCAAATCATCAGCACTTTTAGCAATACGGAAATATAAGGTACCAGTGGCATCTAAACTTGAGCGAGAGTTATCAGCAATTTGTTTGATTTGATTGAACTTATCATTTGCTTCCGCTTGTGATTTTGAAAGTTGTAGTAACTTATTTTTTAAGTTGGTAGCACTATCAGCGATGGAGACCAATTTTTGTGCCGCAGCAATACTAATCAGTGCCTTTAGTGAATCGCCAAAAGCATCGCTGGCGGCAGAAGTTTTGTTTAAACTTGTAGTAGTAGAGGTGGCAAACTTCTTAAATTCACCACCTAGCTTATCAACACTATCTTGAATCTTTTTAAGTGTTGCTAGTGCTTGGGAGCCGTCTGCGGTTAATTCAATATCTGCCATTGCGTATCCTTATTTCTTGAATATCTTTTTAAATTGCCCACGTAGCCACTTTTCAGTAGGCTTAGTCATACCTTGTGGTGCTTGTTTCGAATATCCTTCATCTAGCCGTTGAGCATAAGGATAATCGGCATGAATTGTTTTGTCGCCTTCTAACTTGGTAGAGCGACGAGCACGACCAGTATCAACAGGAGTAATAGATTTAAAATACTCTGCTGTTTTAGCTGGTAATGCTTCTACCTTTTTGATTTGATTCTTTAGAACCTGTCTTTTAGGCTCAAAGTTAAAAGCGACTTTGACATCTACCCACTTAGCCATTTTTTGCCTTTGTCATGATTTGTTGTAACTCGTCAGTAGTATGTTGAGCGGCATATTTACCCTCACTTTTCTTCTGAACATAATCACGGTAAGTAATTGCGGCATCCATAATATAGATATCGAGAGTTGAGCCTTGAGCAAGCACCTCACTAGGGAGTCTACCGTATCGTTCACCAAGTGTGTCTAATGTTAGAATCATTGATAGCTCCCTACTGCCCTCTACTAGTGCTTGCCCTGTTAGCCCCCCAACTTTTGAGTGATGAGTGCGATTGCCTTCATCAATACATCAGTTGGTAGCATGTTCTCACCAGAGATAATTGGTTTACCTGCTTCGTCAAGAATAAGGTCTTTAACGATTGAGATAATGTCTTGTGTCTTACCTTCCGTAGCAGATGCTAGACGCATGAATACATCTAGTGGTTGTCTGTCGTAAGTGTGGAATGTGATTGCTTCGCCATATTTGGTAATGGTGTCCTCGTCTTCAATTTTGAATTCTACGAGTTGTGGCTTAGCCGTTAGTTGTGATAATTTCATTTGTTTTCCTTGTTTAACTTATTTCTACTCTCCATTAGAGAGTTGATTAATGCCAGCCTGAAACTGGACTTTGCTTTAAGTTGACGGAGCGAATTCTCCAAATCAACCAAAATCGCTTTCGCTTTTGCTTCATCGACTAATAATGATTGAAGTATTTCTCCCTCATCAGTTAGCCATTCTTTCGATTGCTTACTCATATTTATTCACTTATTAAAAAGGCGGATTACCTTGTGGGCAACCCGCCAATTGCTCTTTCACGGTGTTTGATTAGCCAGTGATTGAAGTAGCCATAGCGCCGTCAACAGCGATGGTCAATGGTGTTACCCAAATTGGCGCATCTGGTGATGTTGTTGGAGCTAAGGAGCTAATAAAGCCCTGACCAACAGTGATACGATCTGTGGTGGAACTTGTGTTGCCTGTCCAGTAGATTGTAAACACGATTGGATACTTGTCTGTAGACAAGGTTGCTAGACCCAAACGAGCGGCTGTAGCAGCAGTAGCAGTAGCATCGCCGAAATATGCTAAATCATCAATAACGATGTTAGTAGAGATTTCGTTATCAGCTGGTGTTGACAACTTGCGTGTGTCAATATCAGTGAATGTTGTGTAGCTATAGACACCAGTTGAGTTGGTGATTGTCAAGTCCTGTAAGAAAGGAATTGTCAAACCAGTAGTTTCAGCAGAGATAGGTGTAGCGGAATCTGCATTGCGCTCACCAACCTTGATAACGATAACTGGTTGTGTAGATGTTGTGTTTGTTGTAATACGTGCCATGAATGTTCTCCTTGTATTAGGCGTTATTGTGTTTCTATTCGTTTTAATTCGAAATCATATGTGCGATATTCCGCACGGTTCAAGTATTCTTGATCCATAGACCAGTCTCTCTCATGATAACCATCAAGAAACTCATCGTCGAATACCATACCTGTAATGGCATCAACCGCCTTGTCACGGTTCTTGTCACCTTGAAAAGTGATCAAGATGATTCTCATAGCATCAACACATGTGTAAATGTGTGCGCCATTTTGAACCCCCAAACGATAAGGTTGTCTGTCAGATGTTGATGGATCGTTGACATAAATTCCATGTCTAACATTCTTCATGTCAGTAGGAAAATCATCAAAGACCTCAAAGCCAGTCTTCTTGGCTTTTAACCAAGCAGTGACTTCGGCAGATGTAACCAATGGTCGTGCCATTAGAAATATCTCCTGTCACCAGTTAAGTACTGCAAGTCTTGCAAATAATTCTCTTCCAATTTTGTGACCTCACCATCAAGGTTAATATCATAAAAGTTAGATAGTTGAACTGCCTTTTCCCAAGTGTCTGCGAAACGCTTACGAGCAAATTTGTAATTAGCCAAATCAACTTCGTTTACGTTTGAGATGTCTGTTACCAAACTTTGGTAAAACAATTCAATCGCCTTGTAAGTATCCAATTGAACAAGCAACTGGTTGCTCTTCATCAACTTCTCATGGTCAAATGCGCTAATCATATTGCCTTTCGAATTGTTTTTGAAATACCAAGCACCAATAGTCTGCTCAACATATTTTGGATACCAACTAAACTCCAACATGTAAAGAACTTCTTGCGAAGCAACTTTGAAATAATCATCCCAAGATACATCAAGAGATTCGGCACGACGCTCCGCCGCTGGATCGTAAAAAACAATATCGGTTGAACTTGCTGTGCTAACTCTTGTATATGCGATTGACATGTATGATTCCTATTTGAGAGATGGAAGGATTTCTCCCTCCATCATTAACGATTTATTGACTCTTATGCCTGTAGTTCTACGTTAATAGCACCACCACGACGTTGATCACCAACACCTGAACCGAAGTAGCCAACACCAGTTAGCCACTGAGCTAGACCACCTGGCTGTTCACCAGTTTTGATCTCTAGACCGTTCTTTAAAACAGTATAGATAGCTTGGTCGCCGAAATAAGCACCAACTAATACGTTCTCAGCTGCACCACCTGCGATAGCACGTGAACGTGTTGGCAAGAATGTAGTGAACATAACAGTAACACCATAGATGTTAGAGATAGAACCATTGCGTAACAATTCGTTACCCAAGTCTGATAGGTTTGAACCACCACTTTGTGATACAGCACCACCAGTCAATTCACTCAATAGACGAGTCATTGATTGATCAACATCAAGAACAACTGTTGGGTTGCCACTTAGACGTGCCTTCTTCCAGTTTTGCTTGACGTTACGAATCAATTCCAAAACAGAAGTAGATGTGAAACCAGCAGTTGCTGTACCGCCACTAGCACCAACAGCACGTAGTTCCATAGCACCTAGTGCTGATGGACGAGCAAAGCCGTCAACTGGAGTTACAGCGTAGTTAGTATTACCCGGTGTTGGTTTGAAACCTGTGAATGCCAAAGCAACACGTTGGTCAACCTTCTCAGCAAAAGACTCACCCAACTCACTACCCAAAGTAGCAGCTAGTTCGAATGAAGTAGTCCAGCCGTAGAAAATATCAAACGCTGTTGTAGCAACTGTTGGTGTTGCTTGAATACTGTTTTGTGTGATCGCTGGAGTTTGAGCACTTGCATCACCATAGACATCACCAGTGTTAGCACTTGGATCATAGTCCTGATATGTGATTGGTGCAAAGTTAGGGATAACAAATTGATTGCCCTGATTTGGACTAACAACGTTAGTCATGTTTACAAGACCTGAAGACTCGTGTGTAGCTTTAATAGCGAAACCAGCAATAGCTTTTTCAAAGCCGTTGCTTTCACCATTGGAACCGTTTAATAGATATGCCATGATTAAAAAACCTTAAAAGATAAAAAGTTGTGAATACAACCCCATGTTGAATTCACTATGTGTCGTTATGGGCACCGTTTGCCACTGACACTTGTTTGACTTTACGTTGTCATCGAGAATGGCTTTACGGTGCCACCGAGATGTGTTGAGAGATAGACCCTCTTTGTTTATTTATCAAAGTCCTCTTAAAAAGACTTTGGTAAATGGTCTCCGTAGAGACCACCTAGTGTTAGAACATCTTACGAACGTTTGTAGAGTTGTAGACAGCTGCTGTCATGCCCTTCAAACCACTGTTCTTACCTAAACCACGTTTTTGTGCCCAAGCATTAAAAGCCGCTGGGTCACGTGTATAGTCTGGAACAAACTCACCATCACCCGGGTTACCATCAAATACGCCGCTTTGTGGACGTAGACCACTGCCACCTTGTGCTGGTGCTTGTTTCAATAGTTTTGGGTTCTGACGACCTAGTTCAGCGATCAAATCATTTACAGTCATTGGATTGCCATCTTGTGTATAGCGTTGGCGGTTCTTGCTATCAACTACTACCCACTCACCATCTTGTTCAACCAAACTATCTTTGATTTTGCTCATAGCATAATCAGTTAGTTCAGTATCAAACTTGTCGCCCATTGCGTTGCGAATAGAACCATCAAGTTCCTTTTCACGCAAACGCTTTTCCTTCAACTCCATTTCCTGCTTCATAGCCAAGATTTGGTCTTGTAGGTCATTACCTGACACCCGACCCTTTTTAGTGTCTTGTGCGTCGTTTTGAGGCTGGTGTTGGGTTTGTTGTTGTGAACCTTGAAGTTGCTGAATTTGCTGGTTCATTCTTGCCATGGTTGATAGCAGTTCTTCCATTGATTGGAATTCCATACCAGTAGCGTTTGAAGCTGCTTTCAACATTGATTGTTGTGTGCTTTTACGAATCTGGGCAGGGTTGACCTGTTGTTGTGTTTGGTCTTGTGAATTACCATCCATGTTTTGTGTGACAGCATTAGATGCGCTGTCTTGGATTGTGTTAACGATATTTTCGTCCATAGTTTTGCTTTCTGGCGATAACGGTGCCACCGAAGTTATGTGATTTCTCACGTACCTATTTATCGAGTAGCACCAAAACCATAGAAAAAGACTGATTTGTAGCAGGTCGTAGCAGGTCGTAGCAGATACCCATTTTTTATCTGCTACAGAAAAAAGCCTTATAAATCAAGGGTTTACAGGTGGTTGTGGGGCTTTATAGCAGATAAGCAGATAGATTTGGGTTTTTAGGATTGACTTAAAATATCCAACATATGATGGTACTTTTCTAGCCTATCAGCCAATCCCAAAACTCCACCATTGATGCGTTTGGTTAGCATTGTGAAGTCGTCATTGTCACAGTACTTGTTTAGGTCGTTGTTGTCCCAGAACCAACCAGCACTCGACACTGCTCCTTCTGGTGTTTCCATGTACTTAACGCAGTCTTCAATAGACATTTCCAAGTCGGCGGCAAAACGACTGTAATTCTGCTTGCCTGTGAGTTGAATGAGACCTCTGCCGCAAAACATGGCACCATCACCAGTAGATTCAGCGCCATTGCCCATACGATTAGCGTAGACCTTGTTGGCGATTTTGGTAGGATTTTTCGAATATCCATTTGTTGACTCCTCAGTTGGAAAATACTTCTTGAACGTGGTCATCAACCCTTTAGTTGAGTAGTTCAAGTTCTCTTTGGTAAAGTTGAAGTCACCGCTTTCATGTGCTACCTGCGCTAAGAACCCAGCAACACGCTGATTGGTGTTGATTTCGTAGTATTCACAGACCTCATTTAGCGGCTCAACATACTTTTCAAGCACCGAAACCTTGGTTTTTGGACATAATGCCCTTAAAAGTTCTATGGTTATCATGTGTTTATTTATTGAAACGTAATACTTTTGTTTCTTAGTAAATTTGTGTTTGAAAACAAACAGGTTATAGCAAAAAATATTTTCAAAAATTAGGGTAAACACTTAGTTTTTTTGTCGTTTTTGATGTATACTTCTCACATCGACACAGCAATAGTGCTGTTAGATAAACCTTAAAGGAAATTAATCATGAAAAACGCAACTCTTAATAATGAGCTTAACTATTACTCTCTTCTTTTGGCATTTATGGAAGAAGTTGGAGTAGTATCAATCAATACTACAAGTGAACGGGTCGGAATTGCTCTTGAGTTCTTTGTTTCAAACCCGATCGTGCGTGGCGACGCAACAAAAGTGGGAGATGCGACGGTTCTACTGGCAGTGCTTTCTAAAGCTGGGGTAGTTACACTTATGTTCTCGGATAACGATAAAGAGGAACTCTTGAAAACGCTGGGTTTCTGTGTTTCTGTCACAGAAAAGCACGTTGATGCTTTCACTCTGTCCATGGCGGCGAAAGCGTAATACTTTGTTCTACTAGGGTTTGTCCTAATACACAAACCCTAGTATTATGGTAAATTCATATTTCAACAACAGGAGAACAAAATGAAATCCGCAATCATCTCAATCATCTTGGCGTTCACCATAACACATGTTGGTGCTCAATCAATGACGTGTAGACCAGTTGGAGCGAACATGGTATGCGCTCCTACCGCACCACCATCATCAGCTGGACTTGGTCCAGCATTGGTTGTGATTGGTGTGTTGTGGTTGGTAATCAGTTATCTAAAATCAAATGAAAATTCAGAGGAAAATCAAAAATGAAATTCAACTCAGCAACCCAAAATTTGTTGGTACAACATGGTAAACTCGAAGACGACAAGTCTCGTAAATTCATTCGTGAATCGGTAGGTGTAACTGGATTCAAAGTTGTTGCTCGTCGCCATAGTATTCTAAGTGGTCCAGCTGGCGTTGGTAAAACTCACGGCACTCTAGACGAATGTAATAAGGCTAATATTAAGAACATCGTTATTGCCCCGGGTACTAGTGATGTTGTAGTTGCGGTAAGTTTAGCTAGCGGAGTTCATTCTCTAAAAGATGATGAAGAATTAATCGTAATCTTAGATGATGCCGACGACCTAGTATTCCGTGATATTGACACTATGAACAAGTGGAAACTGGCAACAGCAGAAGAAAATGAAGAAACAGGATTTGTGCCTCACTTCAATCATAATGTAAACATGTACAACATGTTGTTACAGTTTGAAAAAGCTGGTAACACTCGTATGGTAGAAGCTATCAATGCGTTTACACCTGCTAACGGCATTGGATTGGCTATTCCAGTGAATCGTGTGCGTTTTGTAATCTTGTGTAATCTTGACTTAGAAGACCCTAAGTGCTTTGGGCGTAAGACCAATGTGAAGAATGCTTTTGAGCCAGTATTTGATCGCTTTAAATATAATCGCATTAACATGAACTGGGATATTCAATGGGGTTGGCTGGCACATGTTCTTAGCATCACACAACCATTTGAAAATAAGGGTTTCTTACTTACAGATGATCAGAAGAAAGAGCTGTTGAACTGGATGTATAGCAATTGGGATAGACTCAGAAGTACCAGTTATCGCCAAGTTCGAGACTTTGCCGCTGATATGATTAACGATCCAGATAACTATTTGGACAGATGGACGGACACCTTGAAACGCAAATAATAGGAGAACGATATGAGTAATCTTAATAAGGAAATTGAAGACGCATTAGCAGAGATTGATGTTCCTACTGATAAGGAACTACGAAAATATACAGGGCATTCAATAAGAACATCTAAAATGTTTACTGAAGAATACTCTACTAACATGTCTAAAAAAGTTAAGTCAAGGTATGAGGATACGGCGTATTTAAACCAACATAGTAAACGTATTAAAGAAATATGTAACACGGAAGAATTTAAATTAAAGAGACTAAGTGGCGTTCGTCAAAAATTTAAGGACGAAGTCTTTGTAAAGCGGCACAAAGATGGAGCTAAGAAAAGGATAGCATGTGGGAATGGAAGATACCTTGGAGGAAGTATAGGAACAAATATTAAAACTGGTGAAGTGATAATACTTCACGGTGCCAAAGAGATTAAAGATGCTGGTTTTTCACAGAGTAAAGTAAGTGAATGTATCAATGGCAAAAGAATACAGCACAAAGGCTATACTTGGAAACGAGAAGCAAAGTAAAAAGGAGCCGTAAGGCTCCTTTTTTGTTATCTACCTGCCATAGGTCCAAACAACATGCTTTGCGCTGATTGTTGTGGATACATTGATTGACCTGTTTGAAGAATATTGGTAGAGCTAGAACTCTCTTCAGCATTGTCTTCCATATCAGACTTGCTATCTTCATCCTCTTCACCATCTTCTGGTACTTGATCACCAACGTCACGTGAATAAATCTCACCAATTTGTTCTCTGTCCAACAACTTGATTGTTTCATCTTGTGTGGCAAGAATAGCTTCTTGGTACTCTGGTAGTTCGTGTGGTGCTACTAACATACCAACAAACTCTTTCAATACCAATCCATTGATGATTGGATTCTCTGGCAACATTTGTTTTGCTTTTTCCAGTAGTGCAATTCTGTATTGACTATCTGTGCGATCATAGTCGGTGCCATATGATACTTCACCTGCCCAACGCACGTTCATGAACCTACTGGCGAATGTCCAGATTTGTTCTTCACATACTTCAAGTAATCGTGCTTTTGCTTTTGCCATGCGGTGTAGTTGTTTGCGCTCTTCAACAATACTCACGCCGCTTTGAACTTGTTTGCTTTGTTTGTTGATACCGCCAAAACCAGTTAAGGTTTGGAACTGTGTTAACAAGTCTTGTTGTTTCTCAATCAGCACCAACACATCTTGTTGATCAACTGGAATAGCTTCAATTTGACCCATAGTTGCACGAACAATACTACCTGCTTGTGCTGGCACTTTAACCCCGGGTTCCGCACGAATTAGTGTTCTTGCGAATTGGATACTCTGGAACGCCTCACACTCAAGCTTGTACACTTCTTTTTGAACATCAGCGGCAACAGCGATATCACTGATACCAAGATCGAATCTACGTGGATCACGTTTTGTGTATGCCATAAAACCCGGAATAGACATACCTAATGGGAACTGTCCTGTGGCGATAGGTTGTAGTTCTCCATCAGCATTATTCTCACTGCCTTTTTCTACTTCATATGTTTCCCAATATGATGGAGTTGTTTTTGTTCCAAGGTAGTAGCATTTGAAGTAGTAGCAGTCTGGTTCTTCACGTTCTAACACTTTAACGTATTCAGGAATCATTACACCACGCACTTCTGTAAATTCCCAATCCCAAACGTTGGTTGGTGATACTGGTACGACATAAGGGCGTAGAGATGTCTCATAGCCTGTTTGAGCGGTTGGCATGTCTACGAATACCCAGCAGTAGCCATAGATGCTTGTAAGGTCTCCAATGTTCTCCATTACGCCGTCCAATGAGGTATTGGTTAGGTCTGCGTCTAGCATGAATAGTTCTGCCCAATCTTGAATATCACTAACCATACCGCCCATCTCATTTGCAAAGTGTAGTTCACGATTGATTGGTTGTTCGAATACGCAATCGTTAAGAGTGTTAACAACATAGCTAGAGATTGGCATTGTTGTTGTGTGGCTGATCAAGTCGTTGTAGATAGCCGCATCTTCGCTAGGACGCTTTTTGCGACACATACGTTTGAAGTGTTCGTTGGCGTAATATGCTGATTCGTACATCATCATGGTATGCGATGTTGCCGAATATAGATTGTTTTTGTGTAGAAGCGTAGATGCTTTCATTGGAATATCCTTATTAGTTATTTAGTCCCACGCAACAGAATCACTGTATTGTGAAGCCATAGCCTCACCGTTGAGTAGTTCTTCAATGGTAGGTGTACCAGCGCCGTAGATGCCTTGTTTGCGGTATTTTGCGCCGGGCATTTGGTTACCAATATTTGTTGTTGTTTGGTAATCTGGTACTGGTGTTTCGTTGTGTGTTACTGGGAATAAATGATTGATGCCGTAACGGATACAGTCTCCAAGAGCGTCCATGTGTGCGAACTGTTGTTCTTGGTATTTGACTAATTTAATTCTTGATGCGTCTTCGTAGTGGTAGTTGTCTAGTGCCTCAAGCAACAGAGTATCTGATGCGGCAACTTTCAATCCACCACGTGCGATAAATGCGTTTGATGCGTTGTCAGTATCTTTGATGCGTGGGTTTGATTTCATGTTTGTAACAACAGTGAAACCATACTTCTCCAACAAAGTCTTATCTGTAATACCGAACTGTGATGTAGTAGATCGGTTATTGTGTGCGCCTGTGGCGTCGATGATGGCGTAGATATTTCGTTCAGGGAAATCTTCACGAATAGCTTGTGCTATACCTTCAGTTGAACAGTTTGGTATCGCATAGCTTCTTATCACTTCAATAGTTCCGTTCAACATGTTTGGGTTCTTTACTCTAGCAACAACAGCACACATACGTTTTGAGTTGAAGTCGTGGAACGAATAAAGATCACCACCAACATCTTTAATCTCTTCAACACACATTGTTCTGTTCCATGCCATAAAGAACTTATCTTCAACCGATTCCCAAACGCATTGATAATCTTTTGCAAACTTGAGTGGTGATAGGATTTGTTTTTGTTGTTCGATGAATGCCTTATTACCGCTACGCATTTGTTCATATGTCATGTGATGAACAATCCATTTGTCTGGCATTTTTAGCGCATTGTTGTAAAGTGTGAATAGTGCGTTGGCACCGTTAGGGGTAGAGATAACAATAAATCTACCTTCACTATCAGGCGACCCTACTTTCGGTCTCAAACGGTTGGTGATTTCGAGTAAAGATTCTTCACTATATAACGCCGCCTCATCAGCTACCCATATACCAGCGTTGATACCACGTAGATTTTCTTTTTGTTCTGCTGATTTGCAACGAATGTATGTGCCATTAGAAAAGCGAATAGTTAGTTCACTGTTGTTGATATCTTTATCAGGCACACCAAACAGGTTGCGACAACTTTCTTTAAGTGGTTCCCAAATAAGTGTCTTAATCATTTCACGTGTAGGTGCTGAGTAGATAACATCTTTACCTTTGTGGTACTTTGCGTCGCTGGCAAAGATTGGTAATGCAATTGAAGCAAGGAATGTCTTACCGCTACCAACAGGTACGATATTCATCACATGTTTTTCTGTGGTAAGCCAATCTCTCAACAGAGTTGTTTGCTCACCATATAATTTCATGGTAGTTGGCGCACCCATGTATACCCTCCATGAGACTTTAACTTACCATTCAAACATTTATATACGTGTTGATGATAAAATCCAGCAGCATTAATAGCATTTTTACCAACAAGAGTTATTGTCTCTCCAGTTATTTTATTGGTTCCCACTACTGCTCCCTTAAAAAATCCATTACCTTTACCAGATATCGATTCTCTCCACTCGTTGCTTTTTCTAACCTTAACAGTTTGTTCATACCATATATCATGATTTCTTTTGAGTCCACCATCTGTGTTATTTTTTAGATTAGTCTCTATTGATACGTTGTCTGGAGAATAAGGACCAACATCATTGTGACGTGCCATACAATAACTATCTTTACCTTGACCCCTTAAATGAAGTTTGCCCGAGTCTTCCCACATTTTAATCCATGTTTCAAAAGTAAACAGGAATGGAATCTTACGGTGATTGGCATTTAGGCGATGCTGTAGAAATTTTTTATAATATGGGTGATTAGTCATTACATTACTTTAATTTATTCTTCGTCTGTTTTCTTTGATGCCCACTCAGGTAGTTCTACTGGCATGAATGCGAACTGTGCTGCTAATTTTTCTCCAGCACTTGTGATATCTACCGCACTCTTATCAGCAATAACTTTACTCAAGAATAGTTTGTCGTATGTTGCGATCATTGGTTTATCATTTGCTTTAATGCAATTGAAATAGTTCTCTGCGATTTGTGTTTCGTATGGTTTACCAACAACACGTTTTACTTCATCTAACAGTGCTTGTGCGGTGAGTTTGTTTGTGCCACCTGCTTTACGTCCTGCGCCTTTACGTGCGCCGCCTAATGTGCTTTTTGCCATTAATATTTCTCCTCTTTAGCTTCTATTTTGAAGCGGTAGTTTGGGTATGCTCGTTTCAATACCTCAACCATTTTTGTAACAAAGTATCTTCCCTTTAATCCACGAGTGTTGCCGTACTCCTGCCAATAACCATAGTACACGTCATCTGTGATTTCAAACCCCAAAGCATTTACGCTGGTAATTCTCCATCCACGTTGTAGTGCTCTGGTATCTACTGGAGTAACACGTTTCAAATCTTTCATCACGGCTTTTGCCATAACTCTATGTTGAGTTGATGTGCTCATTCCACCATAACGACGTGCAATAACTCTTAACATTACATCTTCACTGTTGTGTAATCTTGTGGATTATCAGTAGGATCAAGTCCATCCCATACAGTGCCATCACTTAATCGAATGTACTTGACATTCTCGCCATAGTTCTGCATCAAGTGTTGGTTAGCTTCGCTCCACTTTGCCTTGATCATCATATAACGCTCACTGCCTAGAATGATGCGCAACTGTGAGGCACAATCTTCTACTGATGGATTGATATCCCACTTAGAGTCAGAGATACTTTCCATGAAATCAACACAAGCGTCGATTTCAAAGTCGTTCATATACTTTGACAATTCTGCAACCATCTTTTCAAAGTTTTTGATTTTGGTTGTATCTGGTCGATCTATCCATGCTTTCATTCAAGTGTGTCCTTATACGATGCTTCTTTCTCGCATTCTTTCAATGTCTTATCAGCAAACATAGCATCACGCTGTGCTTCAAACACTAGGGCATCTAAAAACGTGCGGACAGCATATAGCTTGTCAACAATATGTTGTTGTTCTGAAAACTTGTCCATCTGTTCTTGTAAATCCAAGATCATTGGTTGTAGCGGCAACCATACTGTGCCGTCTGGTCCAGTGGTTAATTTATATCGTTGGGTCATATTTAGTCCTTGTGTTTATTTATCAACTCGGCTGTGTAATCGTCGATTGAGTAGTCGGCTAGTGCTTTGATGATTTCTTGTGCTTGTTTTAGGGTGATGCTAGGGTCGAATGTTTTGATAAGGTGGATTTTTTTCCATCTTAATTTATGTGCTCTTGACATTGACAATTTATGTTCGTCGCTTTTTTTGATGCCTAATTTAGCGACGCTCATTTTGTCTTTGGTTTCTTGGCATTTTTTAACACCTACTTGCGCATCGCTGATTTTTTTAATGTGCTCAGGTGTATGTGTTCCAACTCCAATCATCCAGCCTTCGCCGACGGGTTTTGAGTTTTGTGCGGCACGTCTTGTTTCTTTATTGCCATCAGCGTCATATCGGTGCCACCATTTAAATTCTCTGGCAGGTGCTTTGGCGTAGTTCTCTTGTGAAAACACCTTTGTCTTTGGGTTATAGCGCCATTTATAGACGCTTTCTTTGTCTGTGAATACCAACCCATCATCTATGTGTGGCAGGTTGCCAGACGGCTTATTTTCGTCGTTCATCGTTCGATCTTTCTAACCTTCTTTTTCTTGATCACGACGTTTGGTTTTGTAACTACTTGTGCTTTACGCTCAATAGCTTTTACTCGACCATGTTTGGTTGTCTTAACCAAGTAGTTGCCAGTGTCGTAGATACTTTCTTCAACATACATTTCCTCACCAGATTTTGGATTAGGTTTACCAAGCATGAACTTTTGATCAGTCACATGGTTTGCACGTGCGAGATTGTATTTTTTGTTCATGTTGGCGGTGAACTGTTTACGTGTGATGCGACATTCATTCAACAACAGTGTGAGAAGAATATCTGTGTCAAGAGTTAATTTCGGTTTCATGCAAGTATTTATCAGCGACTAATAGATAGGCATAAAAAAAAAGGGAACCGTAGTTCCCTTTATCCACATCGGACAATTAAAATGACAATTTATTCACAAAAATTTGATTATCTAGAAGGTCGTTTTAGTGCTCGACCAAAGCCAGCTGAAAATACAGGTCGATGTGTGTTTGTTTAATGTCGCAACTGGACTTTTTATAACTGGACATGGAAGGCATCCTTTTGTCCATGTGTATTTATCGTTAGTTCATTTCTTGAAGGTAAAACACTGGGTTGTTGCGACGGAACCAAACAACGATGTCGTTAACAGTAGCGTAGTCTTTAATGTCTTCAGCGTATACGAAGTCACGATATTTTGCTTGTTCTTCATCAGTTAAAGTTTGTTGTTCATTGGTAATTGGGTTGAAATATTTTTTGTTCATTTGTTGATCCTTATTGAGTGTGACTGAAAGTAGTTCAGTTGTATGTATTTATCCCTTCGAATTAATGAGGAGATTTTCTAGGATGGTGATGATGGTGTGTAGTTTTGGGTCGTGTGTTTCGTCATACAGTTGGTATGCGAGTTGAAGTGCTGTTTTGATGTCTTGTTGGTTCATGGTGGTATTTAAGATGATATGGTGGTTAAAGGGTGCCCTGACAGCCACCATATCAAAACCCTGTCAGGGCATTGTTTTTAGGTTAGTGAAGATTGGAATTTACAATCGTTGATGAAGTTGATTGTATCGATAACAGAATCAAGCAATGTTTTGATAGTGTCATCATTGTTTGGTGAGTTGAGTAGTTCGAGAGCAAGTTCCATGTTGTCGCAAGCCTGTGTGAAGCAAGAGGGGATGTGGACTTGATCAGCGTATTCCAAGTCGGTGGTTTTAACTTCATCTACGAAGTTTTCCAGATCGAGCAGGTTGTCATAAGTTTCGTGAACGACTGCTTGAAGTGAGTTGTTTGTGGTAGTCATGATTAATTTCCTTTTTGGTTTATCTAACAGCACTATTGCTGTGTTGATGTGTGTATCTTACCATGTTTTTTGTGTTAGGGAGTAGGGATTTACCCTAGTATCATAACGTCGGTCATCGAATAAGCGTCCATAGTGCTGAAGTAGTACTACTTAATACCTAAGAAACTAAGTTTCTTAGCATGATTCTAGCACGATTAGCACGATCAAAAATAATCGTGCTACAAAAAAACCCTTATAAATCAAGGGTTTACAGAAATTTTAGCACAATATCACAATATCACAATTATTTTTGAAAACTCAGGTTAGGAAAATATTTTTTTTATTTTTTTTTTATTTTTGACTTGTTTTTAGCTTACGACTAAAATAATTGTGATATTGTGATATTGTGCTAAGAAACTATGAAGAGACGACAAATAAAATGCACCATTTTGGTGCATTTTATTAATTAGATGATATCTTTTCTGTTGGTCATCATGCGATTCATAAGCATAGTCAGTTTATCTTTTGGGTTGGTCTCTGACTCGGGCATGGCGTCATTGTCTTCGACTATAACATCATCGTGAATCTCACCGAAACATAAGTCATCTTCGGTAATGATATCTTCATACGATGCTCTAGCACTTTTGTATGGTGTTTTACTGACTAAGTTCCAATCGAAACTCTGGTCTGTCCAATCTTTGCCATGTTTTGGTCGAATGACGAAACATTGCTTTTTACTATTAAACTGACTTGGTGTGATTTCGATACTGTGACGCTCAAGTGTCATCTCGATATTACCCTCTGATATCATTTGTTTTACGTGAGTAGCCAAGCGTTTGTCTCCGATATTGCCGTCTCCAAGGTGTCTGATAAGTTCTTTTACTACAAAAAGCGGAACACAACTGCCTTTTTTGATTTGTGGTAAAACCAGTTTGTCCCAGATACGCTCTAGACTTGAACTTTGTTGTTCTAAGAAATATTGGTAGTCGTCGCCATGTAGGGCTTTAAGAGTGTAGTTTTCATCGATTTCAGGATACTTTGCTTGTAGGTGTTTGAACCACTTAGCTACTTCTATGCGGTTTATTAGGAAGTCTCTAACGATATTCTCAGCTACATCTTTGCTTTCTTCTACGGTCATTGGAGTATCTGCTCCAGTAACGTAGTGTTTGCGAATACTTTCTAAGAATGTAATGTTGGTGCGCATGATAGAGAATCTGCGGTCAACGCCACCTTCTTTGCCACCGGGAGTCAACTTGAATGGTAGATTCTGACTGAACCAAGCACTACTATGGGTCTTTTCTGCCTCAAACTGATCACGACCTTTTTCTTCAAATACCATTGTATCAGCGCCAGCCATTTGTTTGACTACTTCTAATGAGATTTCTTTACTGTCTTGGTCATCGAAGAATACAATCAACTTGCCAATCATGATGGCAGTAAACTGACTTTTTAGCGTTTTAGTAGTTGCTTTTCCGCTCAAACTGGCAGGGAACATTAATCTAACGATTGCTTGTAAAATACCTTTGCCGTTGCCACCGACGTGACCGACGATCACCAAATCTGGAGTAGTAACTGCTTTACGATAGTTGATGACTTTATGAACCAACCAGCGCTCGATATGCTCTTTATTCTCTGCTTTGCCGCCGCTCAATGAGTACATCAGCCAATCGAAATATTCACTGTAATCACCACTAACAATATCATTGTTGATAAAGTATGGCTCCATGTGTTTGATAGGTAGATAAATTTTATTGCTATTCCATAAGCGCTCGTCTACTGAGTATCTACTCATGTGATAAGTTCTACCAATAGAGTTAAACAAGTCAATAACACGTGGCACTGGTAGATGCCATGACTTGATACCTAATGCTACTGCCAATTCTTGCACGAACTTAGTAGGCTCGATATTTCTGAATAGAACGTTAGGTTTCTCTGCGGTAGTTGAGTAGTTGTCTACATAAACGAAATCACCACGCTCGATAACATACGCTACACTGGCATCTTTCTTGCACCATTCTGCCACTTTGAATAATGCTCCCTGAATTTTTTCTTCATTCTCGTCATCACGGGTTCTTGTTAGGCTCTTTAGGTCGGATTCTAGTTCAGTAATCTTATCATTTAGTTGAAATATAACAGTGGTCTGAGCCTCAATCTTTTCTTTTTTATCTGTAACTATCTCGATATCTAAAGCTTCAAACTGACGCAACTTTTTCTGCGCCGCCTTCAGTAATAACTTTTGCTGGGATAATTGTTGATTTATCTCTAGTTTTGCTTGATCCAACTCTGCTGTTGGGTCTTCTAATAGTTCTTTTTTGAACTCATTTTCATTTTTTGTCATTTTGACTCCTGTTGTACTAACTTTGCTAAACGAATAAGAATACTCCTATTAGCACTCTCACCCTCACTGGCGTTAGTTATGCCAGTAACTACTGATAAAAATTTAGTTGCTCTGGTAACGGCGACATATCGTAATTTTTCTGCATCTTCTTTCCAAAAGCTATCTAAGAATAATACGTCTTTCCACTGACCTCCCTGCGACTTGTGTGCGGTTACTGCGTATGAGTAATCTATTCTTGGCAGTCCATTTATGAGTTGACTGTTTGTCACTTTAGTAATACTAATCTGAACGTTATGGTGTAAGAGCCCTGTTTCATCTTCGAAATCAATTAGCATCATTTGGTTGAATAAATCGGTGTCATGAATATTTTTTATGATGCCTGTTGTATTCTTAGCAATCAATAGTTTGCGATATTTGCCTTCTTTGATTTTTAAAGAATCGATAAAGATTACCTTATCACCAACAACAGGATAATCTTTGTATCTAACCCCTGATTCATTTGCTTGGATTTTTCTACGAATAGTATTTACGATATCACGAACTTTTACATATGGTGTGATTACGATATCACTATTCATAATAAGTTGTTTTAGGATGTCTTCTGTGATAGAACTCGCATGAATAGTAAAGTTGTTACCAACAGATAATGGGACGGGGATAGCACTACTTCTATCAGAGAATAAACTTTGTTCAATGATATCTACAAATGTTTTTAAATCGCCAGCTTGTCTATGATTCTTAGTTAGCGTTTTATGGGCATCGAAGTTGTGCCAAAATCTGTAGTAAGGTTTTATGTGACTTTCTAAGATATCATACTTCTCAACTGGTGGTAACTGCTTTTCATCACCAAAAGCAAAAATCTGAATAATACCCTCACAGTTTAGTAAATCATACCATACATCAGATTGAACCATACTAGACTCATCAATCAGCACAACCTTATTATGAATATCATCTGTGATTTCTTTATTCCAGTAGTATTCTACTTCTTCACGATACAGTGGATTACCGATCTCATCAACAGCAAACTTATTTGTTGTTGGGTCAATGTATCTTTTTTTGCTTGTAGTTTTTACATCACCTTGAACCCATTTGTAAATGGTAGAATGTAATGTTCTTGCGCATGGGTTCAGTCCAGCATTGTCTAATCTAGAATTTAGAACCATTGCGGCTTTATTCGTTGGTGTAATTAGAATGTATGGAGTATTGGTAGACTCCAGTTCTTTGATCTTTTCGATCATAGCGTGAGTTTTGCCAGTACCGGCAGAACCATTTATTTTGTAAAACATATTTTTCCTTTCTTTTTGCGGCATTTCGCCAACTACTATTATAACTAATTGAGTCGTGCTTAACAAGCACTTTTTTTGTATTTTTCAAATAAAGTGTGGCGTGTTTCTTGCCACGGTGTGTGTGTTTGTGGTGGTTTACCACCATTTGCCTTGATAAAGTCATTACGTTTGTCACGTGTAATCTTATCAGACTTCCAACCTGTCCACGCAACCTTACGAATTTCTCGCTTTACCAAAGTACTGGATGGGTCGCAAATTGCTTGACAGATAGCATCAAACTCTTCGTAGGACAATCCTACTGAGCGGCAAATAGATACCAGTGTCAGCACACCGCCATTGCGGTGACCATTCTGACTATCATAGTGTAGACCGCTACATGTCAACAAACTCTCAACAACGTTGGCACGATAGCGTTCACTCATATCGTCGCTCATTGGATTGAAATCAAACGCTGGAGCCTCTACTTGTTCAACCACACGAACCTCAAAGTCATATGGGTTGATCAACTCACCTTCAACAACCCTGGCAAATGAATTTTCCTTATCCGCACCGCTATGGAAATAGAATGATTGAGATACAGAAAATGAGGCACGATCAACACCCGGGAATGTATCTATGATTGAATCGATCCGACCATCAATATCTTCTGCCATAAGTGGAGTTGAGAACGGCAACACAACACGGAATTTGTGTTTGTCCCATGTATGGTTGAATGTGGTATAGACAATGTAATAAACACCATCCAACAGTAGGACAACGTCTTCCAATGAATGATTGTTATCAACGTCAAGAACAATACCACCAAGTGATATCAGGTTGGATTTACAACGACGAACCTTGTCAGTCAACAATTTATATGTCTCTTGTCGTTCACCGTTAATAAAGTCGTATTTACGAGCACATTCAGCACCTTCTTCAAGTGTCTTAAACTTCGCCAAATTGAATAATGGAACCTCGTCTTTGCTCGATACTTGAGTGAATGTGGTTAGTATGTCGCCAAGTTCATCAAGTGTGCAATCGCATTGATCCGCAACGTATGCCTTCTCAACACTATTAAACACCGACAAACCATAGGTTTGCTTGGTTTTTGTCATTTTTTTGCCTTTCTTCTATAGAGTAAAAAACTCATTCTAACACACTATCTAAGCCCACGTCAATAACCAAAATATGCGGAGAGATAAATAGATACATCCAAATTTTGAATTTACTGGTGGTTGTAAAAATCAAAAAAATGGAACCATAGGTCGGTAATAAATAGGTGTATGATTTCAATTTATGGTTTATATGTAGATGACATTTGTTTTTATGTAGGGCGGTCGAATGATGTTGAGCGTCGTTATTTGGAGCACAAGCGTAATGCGGTCAACTTATCGCATCCAGAGTGGTCTACCGCAAAGTATATATTCATTCGTGGTTTAGAAGAAATGGGTATTGAGTGGCGTCTTGAGTTGATCCACTTTGGTGTTAAAGAAGAACAGGACAGTGAATATGCTTATGTGTTGGAGAAGGCACGAGAGAATCAAGCACGTGGTATTGTATTCAAGCCATATGACATGCCGCTAACCAACATGCGTCGGGGGGATGTGTTGGATGAGATGGTTCGTATTCCATCGATCACAACATGGCAAGATGTCAAGAACTACAGAATTGAGAAAGAAAAGAGAGAGAAGGAAGAGGCACGTAATCGTCGCCGTATATCTTATGAACTCAAGAAAGAAGCGCAACAAAACACATGGACTGACTTAGACACCAAGAGTGCCATGTATCAACTTGCTGGTAGGTTGCGTGTTGCGTGTGGATTTAGTGAGAAGAAGTTAAGTCAAGAGATGACCAAGAACAGACTGCCACAATCAGAAAAGAATGTGATTCGATTATTGTTAAGTGATGCGTATGCTGATAGGTTAGGCGATCAGCGCAAAGACTTTTTACGTGAAGCTGGGTTCTTTGGGTTGTAAGTTGAGAGCATTAGGCGGTCGATCTCTCTATCCATTTCACGCATCCAATAACCAGACATTTCGGATTTAATAACAGGGTCTTCAATCTCTCCAGCCATAACGAACTCATCAAAGTAAGGATGGCGTTCAATATGTGCGGCATACATCTTGACACGACGAACACGTTCCATAGACATCAATCGCAAGTGTGTTCTTTCACGTGCTAGATTATTTGAATCTCCAACATCTTCAAATAGTTGGCATCTAACCATACACAGATTTGAGTGTAGTTCAAGTTCATCATCAGTCATGTGAATGAACATAGTGAAATCAAGTTTGATTTCGTCGCCGTTGTAATCGTAATCTTCCATACAACTATTTATAGACAAAGAAAAAGGGCAGAGGTTAAAATCTCTGCCCTAACCTCAATAGAAGAAACAAACTTACATTTGTCATCACTATTTATCCGACTTAGTCGTTAATAGATTTTTCCCGTGATGAGAAAGAAGCGTTGTAGCCACTTTCGATCAACAATTCATCACGGATTTGTTGATGTTGCTTTTCTATATTTAGCACTCTTACAAAGGCATGGTGAACCACCTGTGTGTAAAATGCGAATGGGTTTTGTGATTTATTTTCGTTGAACCTGAGACCTGTTGTACATAGGTGGATTACTGCATTTCCACGAAGTTCTTCGAGATATGAATAGTTTCTAAAATTCCACTTAAGTGAGTATCGTTCAACAAGCATCAAGAATGCTTTACCTAAGTTGTTTGTTACCTTGCCATGAGTATCGCTGTATTCGCCACCTTCTTTAAAATTCTTCCAGTGCGATTTACCAACACATTGAAGTGACCCATTATTGTCGAAAACAAAGTGCTGGAATGGTGGGAATGGCATTGTGATCTTTCCAGCGGGTAAATCATCATCCTTGACAAAATCTTCCTCTGAAGATTTTTCTTCAATTTCTTCTTCAGTCAAACCTTCCTCTGCCATTTGTTTCTTTTTCTTTGACTTTAACCAACTCTTGCGTGTAGATACAGAGTGGGTATACTGAATATCGGAATTAGGAACATGTTCCCAAGTCATTACCCGAAAAACAATTTGTGTCTTATCAACTTCTTCTACTGGTACCCCCGTAGATTCACTATAAGCGGCTATAGCGGCTTGAATCGTCTCAGGGCGACACAAGTATTCAAGACTCTTTTCCAACGGCTCTGTTGGCTGATATTCGACAATGTAGTGATAGTCGTGATATTCTGGCTTTGTATATGAACAATATGTTGCTTTGGATTTGTGGATTTCCTGTAGCAAAATACTGTTGCTTAAATAATTTACTGGTTTTTTGGTTTGTATCATGATAGTTATTTACCTCTACCACATTTTAACAAATAATAACTAACAACTCAACTTAGATACTTCCAAATAAATAATAGCATCTGTTAGCACATTTTGTATGCCGACCATGTCGTGCTATGGGACACGTGCCATAGGGTTGGTGCGTTGGTATGTGGGACACTCTTAGAGCATTGGAGTTGTCCCTATTACCCAATAAAAAGGGGAGCAGGATTACTCCCACTCCCAACTCCACTCTTAATGGTGGCTCCCGCAATTACTTATCTGAGCGAAATGTGATTCTAGGCGGTAGGAATGATATTTCCTCAATCTTGTTTGCCCTGCGACCGATGATGCGAATGCCAACGAACAGACCAAACAAGAATAAGCAAGCCGCAGTAAACAGGACACCAACAACCATAATCTCTACGATATGAAAAAGATATAAAGGCAATCCCTTAATAAATGTTATGATTACGTCTAACATTATTGATCTCTAGGTATTGGCTGAAATGGCATTAATCTATTTCTTTCTTCAAGATATCTTTGATATGCTTCTTCTGGAGTATTATAGGAACCAAGATACTTATATTTCTTTTTGATATAAATCCCAGATGTCCATTTATTTCTATTTTTTCGCCAAGAAACACCCCGATATCCAGAAGTGTTGATCGACGATAATTTTGTATTTTGAGCGTTTTGTCTGGCTGTTGCCTCCCGTAAATTACTAATTCTATTATTGGATGGATCGCCATCAATGTGGTCCAAGAACTCACTAGGCATGTAACCGTACTCATATAACCATGCTAATCTATGAGCATAGTAATCTTTCTTGTTTATTCTAATTTGTCTTCTGCCGCTCTCTTGGGCCCAGCCAGCCTCTGCCCCAATAACTTTTTTTGGACCATGTCCTACACCTGTTCTTTCAGCCTTCCAAGTAAAAATACCAGTATTTTTATCGTAGTTTAGCCATTGTTTTAGTTCATCTTGAGTTACCATACAATTCCTTGAAAATACTTATTATAACACATACTTACCTATAAGTCACCCACCATGTTGTTGTTTTATTACAACATAGTGGTAGTGATTTAACGAATGTAACTAGGGTTTCTAACATTGTTGTCTCTTTTCTCGTTGTATTTGCCAGCACCGTTCTAGCAATTCATGACGTTTAGTCAAATATTCTTCGTAGGTCATCTGAAGATCGTCCAGTATTTCCTTCATATCAATT